GGGATAGAATGGGTGTTCTAATACAAGGCAATCAAGCACCAGACTTAGCAACAGCTTATGATATGGCTGTCTATGCAGACCCTAAACTAAGACAGAGTTTGATGGACAACTATGCTGAAACTAAGACACAGAAAAAGGTAAAAACCGAAGCTGTGGCAAAAGCTAAAAAAGCACAAAGATCAACTGTTAGGGGCAATGCTGCTCCTGCTGAAAAAGCACTTCCAACCAATATGTCTGTGCGAGATACAATTTTAAACTCAATTAAACAATTAGAAAATAATGAAAGGGTATAAATTATGGCAAGTCCAAATTTATCGGAGATAATCACCACGACTCTTAGGAATCGTTCCAAAAGTCTGGCTGATAACGTAACAAATCATAATGCTTTGTTAAGAAGATTAAGTGAGAATGGTAACTTAACAACTGTTACTGGTAGACAAATCGTTAGAGAACTTGAGTATGCTTCAAACGGCACAGTTGGGTTCTATAGTGGATACGAAACTTTAGACGTAAGCCCATCTGACGTTTTGACAAGTGCTACATTCGACTACAAACAAATGGCAGGTAATGTCACTATTTCTGGTTTAGAGCAGATACAAAACTCTGGAACAGAAGCCGTTATCAATTTGTTAGAGTCAAGAATTGGTGTACTTGAAAAAACAATGTCTAACACTCTTGCAACATCACTTTATTCTGATGGAACTGGAAGTGATGGTAAAGAGGTCGGTGGACTTCAGTTGCTAGTGGCTGATGCAGGTACAGGTACAGTTGGTGGAATTAACAGTTCTACATTTACATTTTTCCAAAATGCACAAACAACTGCAACAAGTTCTGCTTTTAGTACAACAAACATACAAGCTGACATGAACAACATCTATTTAAGTCTAGTTCGTGGTGCAGATAGCCCAGATTTAATTATGGCTGATACTAATTCCTATAAAGCCTTTTTAGGCTCATTACAGGCAATTCAGCGAGTTACATCTGACAGAGTGGCAACATCTGGTTTTACAAGTGTTCAGTATCTAAATAGTGATGTGATTTTTGATTCGGCTTGTCCGACAAATAAAATGTATTTCTTAAATACAGACTATTTAAGATTGGAAGTCGCAGCTAACAGAAACTTTGTTCCAGGTGAATCAAGAATGTCAGTTTCGCAGGATGCAATGGTTCAACCTATGTTTTGGAGCGGAAATTTAACGTGTAGTAACAGAGCCTTACAAGGCGTTATTCACGTATAACATTAACTAAATAGAAAGGAAGTTGTTATGACAATAGCAGCAGTTTTGGGGATTGACGTTACAGCCCAAAGTACAACACCAGAATTTATACCTGGTCAATTAGGAGTTGTTACAGGCTCTACTGGTACTAAAATTTATAAGTATCTTAAATATGATGATGGAACAGCAGCCGTTGATGGTGTAGCAGGTGAAGTTGCCTATTACTATACGTTGGATGGCTATAAAAACCATGTTTGTTCATCTGATTTAAGTGATTCAGTTGAGATAGGTGCAGGAGTAATCCAGGCAAATATTGCAACAGAAACTTATGGATGGTTTCAAATCAAAGGAGCAGCCACATTATCGATTGCTTTAACAGCAGGTGCAGATGGCGATCCATTAACACCAACTGGTTCAGCCGATGGTACATTAGACGTATCTTCAGCAGCAACAGACAATGTGTGTGCGATTGCAGGTGATATTTCAGACAAAGAAATAATCTGTGATTTCCCATTCTAAATAAAACTATGGGGGCAGGGAAACTTGCCCTCTTAACAACTAATCTGGAGGGATTATAAATGTCAGTTACACCACAATTTTATGAACGTGAATTTAATGGTAAAATACGAGATTTCGTAAGAATTACTGTTAAGGGTATGAAAGATATATTTGAAGCACCTGTTAGACCACAGGATTTATCAAGGTTTCCAGAAGAATGGGAAGCCTACAAGAAAACCAAAGGCACAAAGAAACAAGTTGGTACACCACTAAAAGACCTACCTGCTATGTCAGAGCCTAGACGTATTGAATTAGAATTAGTTGGTATTGAATCTATAGAAGATTTAGCCACAGCCGAAATAGAGAAATTGCGTGGGATTGGTGAGCCGTATGTTGAATTACAACGTATTGCAGAACTAACTATGAACGCAAAAAAGCCAAGTCCAAAAAAAGTACATAAACCATTAAATATAGGAATACCAGATGAGCCTATTAACGATATGTCAGAACGTAGCTGACTTTACAGGGTTTGAAAGAGAAACAACTATAATCTCTAACACTAGCCCTACAGCAAGACAGTTATTAGCTTTATGCCAACGTGAGGGCAAACAGTTGATGAGGGCTACTGCATGGCCAATACTGTTAAAAGAGCATACGTTTTCTACTGCATCTGGCACACAATCTTATGCTTTGCCGACTGACTTTGATAGGTTTGTTGGTGATACTGCATTTAACAGAACTGACCTTGATAAGTTCACAGGGCCATTAACACCACAGCAATATCAACTTGATAGGCATGGATCAGCTAGTGCAGGTATAACACAAAGGTTTAGATTAAAATCAAGTTCTAATGCGTTAAAGTTTGATATTACTCCAACACCTACGGCAACTGAAACTGTAGGATTTGAGTATGTTAGTTCTCATTGGAATCAAAAGACAGATGGTACATCACAAGCAGCTTTTACTGTTGATACTGATACAGGCATATTAGATGAACTATTGATAGAATTAGGTGTTACCTGGCGATTTAAACAGATGCACGGCTTGGATTACGCAGAGGACTTTAGACAATACCAACTAGAGTTAAGACAGGCTGTATCACGTTCTGGTGGCTCACCTATTATTAGCCTAGATGATGCAAGACGATTAAGGGTAAGCCCATATAGTTATAACTTGCCTGATAGTGGCTATGGAAGTGTTTAATGCTACAACCTATACAAACGGCAAACAGATATAGAGTTAAATCTGCATCTATACCTGCACCTGTTGGTGGTCTAAACTCAAGAGATAGTTTAGATGCTATGCCACCGACTGATGCACTTGTTATGAGTAATTTCTTTCCGACTGTGGAAAAGATAACAACAAGAGATGGTTTTTCTAGCTTTTGCACAGGTGTTGGCACAGGTAATGTAGAAACACTTGTGGAGCATTTTGCAGGGGCTAATAGACAGTTATTGGCTGTAGGATCAAATGGCACATTGTATCAGATTGATACTGGGAGTGCTGTAAGTAAAAAGACAGGTCTATCTAATGGTAGATTTCAGACAACAGAGTTTAACGGCTTAACCATTTTTGTGAATGGAACAGATACACCTTTTAGTTGGAATGGCAGTTCAGCATCAAACCTTAGTATAACATTATCTGATAGTGCTAGTGCATCGACACTAAAGGGTGTTACCACATATAAAAACCGACTTTATTATTTTACAGGAGTTGACCAAAACTTTTACTATTCAGCTAGTGTTGATACCTTTCAAGGTAATTTTACTAAGTTTCCTGTAGGCTTGGTTGGTACATTTGGTGGTAACTTAATTCAGATTGGTGTTTTAACTCAAGATGGTGGTGAGGGTCAGGATGATCTTCTCACATTAATGATGAGTTCTGGTGAGGTATTGGTTTATACTGGTACTGATCCTAGTGCATCTAGCTTTGCATTAGTTGGTACATTTAGAGTAGCAGAACCAGTAAATGAAATAAGGGCTATGGCTAAATTAGGTGGTGATTTAATTGTTGCCACAAAAGAAGGTTACCTGCCACTATCACAAGTTTTTAGACAGGATTTAGTTGCTAATAAAGCAAGGGCTATAAGTGAAAAGATAAGAGGAACAGTTATAAGCCAAGTTGCTGAAACTGGTACAAGTACAGGTTGGCAAATACACGTTTCTGCTGATGGTTCAAAAATATATTTTAATTATCCGACAGGTGATTCAACAGATACATTTAATCAACACGTTTTTAATCCAATAACAAATGCTTGGGCTGTGTTTCAAAATATACCTTCTCATGTATTTGCTAATTTTAATGGTGATACTTATTTTGGTACAACAGATGGTAAGGTTTATAAGATTGGTGGCAATGCTGATCTAACAACAGCGATTACGGCTGATATAAGTTTTGCCTATAATTATTTTGGTGATAGAGCATCATTAAAAAGATTTACAAGTATTGCACCGATGCTTGAAGCATTAGGAGACATTAACTTTGATTTTGGTGTATCTGTGGATCAACAAGCACCAACAGGATTAAATTTATCAACAAGTGTTTTTGAGAGTGATTTAGCAACGTGGGATACAGCCGAATTTGACATAGATTTTTGGGCTGACACAGTTGGAGCAGGAATTATACAAAAACGTAAAGTCGTAGGAAGAATGGGCAGATCAGCATCTTTGAGAATAAAGGTAGCATCTGCATCACAGAAAATAAGTATTTTATCAAGTAACTTTCAATTTATACCAGGAGGGCCAGTTTAGATGCCTTATAGTAGTGGCACTTTTTCAAGGGTGCATGATTTTACAGATGATCGTGACAATGGTATTAGAATCCAGGCTAGTCGTATGGATGCCGAGATGGATGGTATTGCGACAGGTTTATCTACTGCGTTATTAAAAGATGGTACACAAACAGCCACAGCTAAAATACCATTTGCCGTAGGTTTATCTGTTATTGATAACCAGACTATACTTTTAGGTACTAATTCTGACATAGCTATACAGTATGACGAAACCACAAATGATAGTTTAGAAATATCTGCAAATGTTGAAGGTGCTGCATTAGGAATAGTACTAAAATCAGATCAAGGCGATGATAATGCTGACCAACACAAACTAAGTATTGCCGATGGTGGTACATTAACATTAGGCAGTAAGATTAGTGGATCATTTGTAAGTTATCTAACCCATACACCTAATTCGACTGTGGCAAGTAGTACATTAGCCGTTGCAGGTAATTTAACTGTTGGTGGTAACTTAACACTTGGATCAGGTGCAGAATTATCAGAAGCCGAATTAGAAATGCTTGATGGCATTACGGCAGGTACAGTTGCAGCTAGTAAGGCAGTTGTTGTAGATGCTAACAAGGACATTGCTAGTTTTAGAAACATTACACTTACAGGTGAATTAGATGCAGGATCACTAGATGTATCAGGTAATGTTGATATTGATGGAACATTAGAGACAGATGCTTTATCCATAGCTAGTACAGCCGTTACAGCAACAGCAGCAGAACTTAATTATAACGATACAGGTGCAGCAGTTGGTACTGTGGTTGCTAGTAAGACAGTCACAGTTGATGCCAATAAAGATGTATCATCATTTAGAAATATTACATTAACTGGTGAACTAGATGCAGGGTCATTAGATGTAAGTGGTGATGCAGATATAGACGGCACATTAGAAGCTGATGCAATGACCTTAAATGGTACTGCTATTACGACAGTTGCCACTCTATCAACTGGTATCTCAAACGGCAACTTACCTGTATTTACAAGTGGTGTAGCAGATGATGATTTCCTAAGAGTAAACGGCACAAGCATTGAGGGTAGATCAGCAAGTGAGGTTTTATCAGATATAGGTGCATCTGCTGTTGCAGGTAGTTCAAGCATAGTTACAACTGGTGCGTTAGATAGTGGTTCAATTACAAGTGGTTTTGGTGCAATCGACAATGGTACATCTGGCATAAGAACTAATACATTTACAGCAGAAACTTCTTTTGTACCAGATGCACAAGATGGTGCTTCTCTTGGTACAAGTTCTCTACAATTTTCTGATTTATTTTTAGCAGATGGTGCTGTTACTGCATATGGCGATGATGGTGAGGTTACTTTAACTCATGTCGCTGATACTGGATTGTTGTTAAGCGATGCTTCTGGTGTTGGAACAACTAAACTAATGTTTGGAGATTCAGGTACATTTGTTCATCAAGAATCAGATGGAACACTCACAGTAGAATCTGACACAACATTAAAACTGAAAGGTGGTGCAGTATTAATACAAGGTGCTAATGGAAGTTCGATGGGTACTTTTTCTCAAGGTGGCACAGCAGTTTTAAGTTTTAATAATAGTGCAAGGTTGTCTGCTGTAGATGCAGGAATTGATGTTGTTGGAACTGTCGCTGCAACTGCTTTAGATATATCAGGTGACATAGACGTAGATGGAACAACTAACCTAGATGTTGTGGACATTGATGGTGCAGTAGATATGGCATCTACCTTAGCTGTTACTGGTGCTTTATCTGCAAAAGGTGGTGCAGTCTTTAATGAAGATAGTGCTGATGTAGACTTTCGTGTTGAGTCAAATGGTAACGCTAATATGCTTTTTGTTGATGGTGGTAATAATGCAGTTGTTGTTGGTCAATCTGCACCTGATACAACTTTAAGTGGTGGTACACCCGCATTTCAAGTTACTGGTAGTGGATTTGAGTCTTTTGCATCTTTAACAAGAAGAGTGGCTTCTTCTAGTGGACCACTTTTGATTTTAGCTAAAAGCAGAAATACAGCGGTAGGTTCACACACAATAGTTCAAAATGGTGATGTTTCTGGAGAAATTGTTTTTATTGCAGATGATGGGACAGACTTTGATTCAAGAACTGCAAGTATTAAATCCGAAGTAGATGGTTCGCCAAGTGCAAATGATACCCCAGGAAGATTAGTTTTTATGACATCAGCAGATGGTGCAAATTCACCAACGGAGAGAATGAGAATAACCTCAGCAGGCAATGTTGGTATAGGAACTAGTAGTTCTTTTGAAGCATTAAGAGTTGCAGGAACTGTAAAAATTGCACCTGGAAACCAAACTGGAATACTTGGTTTTGGAGGTACATCAAATGCAGAAGTTGCCATTGGTGTATTTAGAGGCGCTCCTAATTCAACTTCAGCAGGTAACTCTCTTAACTTAGCAGGTTTCGACAATATTGTTTTTAGTGTTTCTAATACTCTTCTTGGAAGTCAAACAGAACGTATGCGTATTGATTCCTCAGGCGCTCTTTGCATAGGAACATCAGTACCTGATGGTGGTGCAGGAGATGGTGAGCTTGTTGTTGAATTTTCTTCTAATTCGGAAAATGCCATAAAGACAAGAGATATAGACTCAGGAAATGGTGGAACTCATCATCAATTTCTTAGTGGCTCAAGTGTGGTTGGCACAATCAAAACAACTACTTCATCAACATCATACAACACCTCTTCAGACCACAGACTTAAAGAAAATGTAACAGCAGATTGGGATGCAACAACAAGACTAAAAAAACTCAAGCCTTGCAGATTTAATTTTATATCTGATGAAACAAATACACTTGTTGATGGCTTTTTGGCTCATGAGGCACAAGCCGTAGTTCCTGAGTGTGTTACTGGCACACACAATGAAGTAGATGCAGATGGCAAGGCAGTCATGCAAGGCATTGACCAATCCAAACTTGTACCTTTACTCGTGAAAACCATACAAGAATTAGAAGCAAGAATAACAGCACTAGAAGGAGCATAAAATGGCAACATGGACAATAGCATCAATGGATAGAGATATCACACAAGATGGAAAAGCAAATGTAGTAACGACTATACATTGGAGAGCAAGTGAAACAGACAGTGATGGGAATACTGGCTCATCATATGGCTCTGTAGGAGTAACATTGGGATCAGGTGCTTTTGTGGCATATGCAGATATTACAGAAGCTAATGCAATTCAATGGGCAAAAGATGCTCTTGGATCAGATCAAGTTACAGCAATAGAAACAAGTATTGCTAATCAAATAACAGAAATGAAAACACCAACAGTAGCAAGTGGAGTATCGTGGTAATGACTGAACAAACAAACATCATAAAAATTTACGACAAAGAATATGACCAGACTAATTTTGATGCTAACCAAAAGCTAATAGTATCTCACATAAAGGTCTTACAGCAAAAGGTTACTAATCTTAGATTTGAGTTAGACCAGGCTAGTGTGGCACAAGATGCGTTTATCAATAAATTACTTGTATCATTAGAAGAACCAAAAGAGGAAAAAGACGTTGGCTAAACCTAGTGTGCAATCTGTTAAGGCTGAATTAGATACACTATCAGCACTTAGCCAAGAACGATTTATAGAGTTACTTAACAGGGTCAAAAGACTTGAAACAGTTTTAATTGGATCAGCAGGTACAACAATAGTTTTGCTTATAAGCATTATACTAAAAACATAATTACATAAAAGAGATACAGAGATGGTTGTTGCAGAGATTCTGACAGGGATTGCTCTTGTTCAAAAATCTGTAGAATTTATCAAATCTAATATCTCAACAGTAAATGACATAAAGGGCATAGCTAAACAGATTGATGGGTTCTTTCTAGGCGAAGAACAGATGAATAAAGAGCAGGGCAAAGGTATGTCTATAGCAGAGCAGTTTGGTTCTGTTGAAAGTAGTGCAAATGATTTTATTAATAGGAAACTGTTAGAAGAAAAAAGAGAAGAATTAAAGTTTATAATCAACATGAGATTTGGGCCAACAACGTGGGATCAGATTATTGCTGAAAGAGCAGCTAAGATTAACAAGGCAAAAGAAGCTGTAAGGTTACAGAAAGTAGAAGCCAGACAAAAGCAAAAAGAGATAGTTGATACCTTGCAAACTATGGCAATTATATTCTGTGTCATAGCTGTCTTTGTTATTGGTTTAGTGGTTACATTTAAAGCCTTTGCATATGAATACAAAAG